TGAAAACAAGATCATGTCTTTACAACAACAAAACAAAACAGCAGAGGCACTTGTAGAAAGTATCATTAGCAAGGCTTTGAATAAAAACGGCGACAAAATGTTCAAGCCAACTGACAAAGCAAGATTTTTACACGAAGTGGATCCACAAGTTATTATCAAAGTGGCTACTGTGCTTAACAATGCCAATGCTGACACTGTTGAGGAAATTGAAAAAAACTAACAGGGGACAGGCACCTTTTTAACCAAGTTGCCCTAGCTGACTATCTAAAAATCACGATAGCAGAATTACAGAAAATGTCCCAAATCGAGTATAAGACTTGGTTAGCATACTTTCAAATTCGCAAAGCAGAACACGATAGAGAGATGAGGAAACAGGGTGGCAACAGAGCAAATAATATTAGAAGGAGTTAATAAAACTGATGCCGCATTTAGAGGTGTCAGAAAAAACTTAGCCAAAGTAGAAACTTCTGCTAAAAATATTGGCACAAGTTTTAGTGGCTTACAGAAAACACTGGTAGGTGTTGGTGCCGCTTTGGCCACTGGTGCATTTGCAAAATCAATCATAACTACATCAATGAGGTTTGAAGATTTACGAACCTCGCTTAAATCGGTCACAGGCTCAGCTAAAGAAGGTGCTGAAGCATTTGACTTTATAACCAAGTTTTCAACAAGAACACAATTTAGTGTAGAAGATTTAAGCACAGCATTTATCAAACTCAAAGCTTCAGGTATTGAACCCACTGAAGAACTATTAAACACATTCACAGACACTGCCGCTATCACAACAGATCAACTTGGCACACTACAAGCCATGACTGACTTGTTTAGTAGAACAGTATCAGGTGGTTTGGGTTTAGAAGAACTAAACAGATTAGCAGATAGAGGTGTTCCAGTATTTAGAATACTTGAGGAACAACTTGGCATAACAAGATTACAAATAAGTGAGTTTGGTAAAACAGCAGAAGGTGCCGCACAGATTACAGCGGCTTTAAGCAAAGGTATTCAAGAAGGTTATGGTGGTGCAACACAAAATGTTTTAGACAACTTGAGCACAAAGTTTTCCAACTTGGGCATAGCGGCTGATAATGCAAAAGATCAAATTGGACAAGCTGGCTTAACTGGTGCATTAGGTGATGTTGTAGAAACACTCACAGAAGTTATTATTGAAAATGAAAACTTCCAACAGAGTTTGGGTAGAGCATTAGGTGGTGTAGTTGGTAAATTCAATGATGCATTAGTTTATATGACTGAAAACACCGACAAATTAGCAATAGCCTTTGGTGCAGTGGCAGGTCCAGCTGTGGGTGGCTTATTGATTACAACACTTACTGGTGTAAGAAAAGCATTTAATTTATTAACTATAGCAATGATGAGGAACCCATTTGGACTTATATTAGTAGCAGTTTCAAGTTTGATTGGTGCTTTAAGTGTGCAAAATGGTTTGGGTAGAACTGTTGCACAAGTTTCAGCAGTGTTTGATTATTTTGGTGGAATACTTGGTAAAGTGAGAGATTATATTGCATCAAAAGTTGCTAGTGTTATTGACTTTTTAAAAGAAAAGTTTTATGGCTTTTTGGACTCACTTATTGATGTTTACAATTACATAGCTGACATTATTCCAGGCTTACAGCGATTTGACAAAGAAGCAAGAGCACTTGTTAGTGATGCTGTTGCACCTTTGGGTGATGCATTTGCATACACAACTGAAAAAGCTGGTAGCTTGTTAGAAAAATTACAAAACACAGAAGCATTCCAAACAGCCATTGGAGCAGGATTAGATTTAGCAAAAGTTATTGAAGAAGCAGGCAATGATTATGATGTGGCTATGCAAAAAATTGAAAACTTTAACAAAGCATTAGAAGGTTCAAAAACACAAGGTAGTGCATTCGGCGGTGCATATGTTGATGCAATGAACAAAAGCACCACAGCAACCAACAACACTACTAAAGCAACTGATAAACTTGACAAAAAGATTGAAGCAGTTAAAAATCAAGCAGAAGCATTTGGTGGAGCATACATTGACAGTGTCAACAAAAGCAAAAAGAGTCTTGAGCAACTTACTGAAGAAACAAGTATGTTTAAATCATACAGTGATGGCTTTATTGGTGAAATGAAAAACCAAATGAATGTGTTTGAACAATTGGGACAAGCAGGAGCCAATGCTTTCAACAGCATGGCAGATGGTTTGACACAGTTTGTGATGACAGGTAAATTCAATTTCAAACAGTTTGCCAACAGTGTTATATCAGACCTAGTTAGAATAGCGGCCAAACAAGCCATAGTGTTTGCTTTGAAAAAAGCCATAGGTTTCTTTGGATTTGGCATTCCTTTCTTGGCAGACGGTGGCCCAGTCAAAAAAAATAAACCATATGTTGTAGGGGAAGAAGGTCCGGAATTGTTTGTTCCTAATTCCAGTGGTAATGTTATAAGCAATCAAGATTTACAAAAAACATCAGGTTCCAGAGTTGGTGGCAAAGAAGTGACAGTGAACTTCAATGTGACGGCCATGGATGCAGAAAGTTTTCAAGGCAAGTTGGCAGAGCAGAGAGATACTATTGTGAGTATAATAAATGAGGCGGTGACTGATACAGGCAGAGCACCGATCACAGCATAATGGCAAAGTATCAAGGTAGGCAGGTAAAACTTAACACACCAATGAGAGGTGATGTTAAGAAGTTTAAGGTTTTTGTGAGAGACACAAAAACTGGCAATGTGAAAAAGGTCAATTTTGGTCAAAAAGGAATGAGTATTGGCCGAAATGATCCCAAAAGAAGAAGCAGTTTCAATGCCAGAATGGGTGCTGTGTTAAATAAAGTAAAAGGACAAAAGACTTTATCACCAGCATATTGGTCATTGAAGGCTTGGAAACCAGGATTTAAGATATAGGAGGGCAGTGGCTCGAGCGAAATTTGATAAGGAAAAAATTACACACGAATCTACTCCGAAGAAAACTTCGATAGGTGGAGGGAGACACTCAAAAACTATGATGAACAAATCCAAAAGAAGAAGTTATAAACGATACAAAGGACAAGGTAGATAATGGCTGGATTTTTTAATGATTTTACACCACAAACAGATTACATTCAAGCAATTGAATTGACAAGCAATCAACCCAGTGTGCAAACACAAAGTATCAGTGGTAGAAGACAGGTTAGAAGTTTTGCTAGCCAATTTTACAGTGCCAAAATCACATTACCACCTATGACAGAAACAGATGTGAGAAAGGTATATGCTTTTTTGGTAAGACAACAAGGTGCCAATGAAACATTTACCATAGCCCCAGCCAATCTAAAGAATGTGACAGGCACACAATCAGCCAGCGAACCAGTTCAAGCAGGCACAACTGGTGATTCAAGCATAGACATAGACAGCGGTTTTGGCAAATTCAAAATGGGTGATTTGATCAAGTTTTCAGGACACAGCAAGGTGTATATGATAACTGAAGATCAAGGTGGTGCCAGCACAACAATAAATTTTGAACCACCTTTGGTGGCAGATGTGGGAGGGACAGAAACAATTGAAAGTGGTTCTAACTTTGTGATGACAGTGAGATTGACAGGAGACAAATACTCATATACACTGGATCACGAAGGGTTTGGATACATAGAATTTGACATAGTGGAGGCAATATAATGGCTAGATCAACCGCTACTATAACATCAGAACTACAGCAAGATTCCAACAACTGTTTCCATCTCATAGAACTACATTTTGATGATGCCACTTGGGACGATGTGTTTCTCACAGACAATTTCCACGACATAGATTTAGACACACCCACACAATCCGCAGTGAAAACATTCACAGCAGTGGGTGGTTTGTTGGGCTTTGCACCAATACAAGAAACAACCAAATTGGCAGTCAATTCAATCACAGTGAGTTTGAGTGGTGTGGACAACACCACGGACGGCATTATATCTAAATTAATGACAGCACCAATCATGAACAAAAGAGTTATAATTTATAGAAGTTTTGGTGTTGCAAACAACACAGACACAACTAAAACTTATTTGATATTTGATGGCAATGTGAAAAGTTGGAGCATAGATGAAAGTGAAGACAGCAGTCAGATCAGTGTGAATGTGGCCACACACTGGGCCAACTTTGAACAAAAAAACGGCCGTATGACAAACTCAAGCACACAAAGAAACACCATAAGATACAACAGCACACAAGCATTCACAAATGATGATGGTCTAGTGTATGCTTCAGCGGCCATAGGTGACATACAATGGGGACCAACTAACTAATGATGGGCATAACAACTAAAATAAGAACAGCAGTCACACAAGACATACCACATATTATGAAATTGGCAGAAATGGAATACAATATGTTTGAAACAGAGTTACCTTTCAATCATGAGCTGTGTGAACAATATGTGTTTCACACAATCACTGATTCCAACAGTTTGGGCATAGTGATAGTGGATGCCCGAGAACGACCTTTTGGTTATTTGAGTGGCAGTATTGATTTTATTGATATGACCACAGAGCCCACAGCAATAACACATCATTGGTTTGTGAACAATCCTCAATCACAGTATGGCACAAAGAATTATGGCTTAGAACTTTTGGCGGCATTTGAAGGTTGGGCAAAAATTAAAAACTGTCGCAACATTAGAGTAGGCATCAGAATGAACCCTAACCGTAGAAGAGCATATGACAGAACATTTCGAACAATAGGTTATGAACCAAATCAAGTGTTTTACTGCAAGGAGTTAAAAGATGGGCGGTAATCCTTTTAAAGGTATTGTAAAAATATTCAAAAGAATTGTGAAAGCAATAGCCAATATCTTTACTGGCTTCATGGGTGCTTTTGGTATGAGCTACGACACACCAGAGTTTGGTGGTGGTGGTGATTATGAAGCACAAACACAAGGTATCACAGTCAACAAACAATCAAATGTGGCAGGTATTCCTGTGGTATATGGTCGTAGAAAAGTAGGTGGTGTCAGAGTGTTTGTGGGCACTAGAGGTGATGACAACAAATATCTCTATGTGGCATTGGCAGTGGCAGAAGGTGAAATAAATGCCTTTAAAAGAATATGGATCAATGATGAACTACAGAGCATAGAAAACTTTGCGGTAAATCCCACTGATGGCACAACTGTTGATGTGGCCAGTGATTCCAAATACTATGTGGATGGAGCCAAAGCAAAATTCCAATTTTTCACAGGCAAAGAAGATCAATTGGCTAGTGGTCTATTGAAAGAATTTGACAGCAAGTGGAAAGACAATCACAGACTGAGAGGCATAGCATATGTGGCTTGTAGATTTGAATGGGTCAAACCCAAATATGACAATGATGGAAACCAAACAAGATTTGATCCTTGGCAAGGTATTCCTCAAATACAAGTAGAAATTGAAGGTAAAAAAGTATTGACAGGTGACTACAGCAGTCACCCACAAACAGAAACCAACACTTATGGAGCAGATGTGTTTTCGCCATCAGCAGGTTCATTTGCTTATTCAGATAACCCAGCAGACTGCTTGTTGGATTATTTACGATCGCCAAGATACGGCAAGGGTTTAAAAGATCATAGAATTAATTTTGCGAGCTTTAGACAGGCACAACAGGTATGCGATACTTCAGCAAACTTTCCACAAGTGGCCAGTGATGGCACAGTCACAAACATATCACAACAGTTTTTAAATTGTAATACATATGTGAGACCAGAAGACACAATGTTCAACAATGCCAAAAAACTACTACAAACTTGTAGAGGCTTTTTACCATATGTGAATGGACAATACAATTTAAAAATTGAAACAGCAGAAAACTCACCGGGCCTTTTGTTAAACATCACAGATGACATGATCATAGGTAGTATCAGTGTTCAATCACAAGATAAAAATTCCAAATACAATCAAGCCAAAGTCACTTTTAACAATGCAGAAAAAGACTTTGAAGCTGACACGGCAGTGGCAGGTAGCACCACATATTTGGCAGAAGATGATGGAGAAGATTTGATACTGAACATAGGAGCACCAGGTATCATTGAAAGATCAAGAGCTTTACAGTATGCTGAATACATGGTAAACAGAAGTAGAAAACAATTACAAGTGAGTTTGAAAGCCACCAGTGAAGCACAAGATTTGGTAGCAGGTGATCTAGTTTGTATAACACACAGATATGATCGAGCAGATGTGAGTGGAGGTAATCAATACAACTTTATGTTTAGACAACCCACCAGTTCAAGTTATAGTGATCCAGATAAAATATTCAGAGTGATCAGTCAAAGATTAAATTATGATGGCACAGTGGATCTTGTGATGATGGAACATCAAAACAACATTTATGATGTGGGACAACAACAAGAAGACAGAGACCTATCACCTTTGGAAACACCAACTGTGCCAACCGCAGGTGATGAAAAACCAGGAGAAGGCACAGGTTCAGGTTCAGGAGATGGTGGAGGAACCGGAGATGCTGGCGGAACAAGACCACCACAAGTATCACAAAAACAACTGACGGTAAGAGCAGAAAATGGTGGAGATGGACCACAGATTGTGATAGCTGGAATGAAAAGATACAGTGATTTTGTAGATGCTTTTGTAGAAAAGTTTGTGGTAAGATTAACAAAAGGCACAGAGTCAGAAACCAAAGAAATAGATGCACAAAATCCATATGCCAGCAGTCACGGTGCCATTAATGGCAATAGCTTCAGAGCAGGTGATACTGTGACAGTAAATATAAGCAAAAGATATGCCAATCAAAATGTGTTGGCTGTTGAAGTTCACTATATGACAATACCAGGTGATTCATCAAACACATTGGCATCAGGGAGTATATAATGGCCACTTATAATGGAACTTTAGATCTAATTAGAAGAACAGTGACACACCGAGGTGATTACACTTGGGCCACAGCACCCACTTGGGAAAACTACAC